AATGCATACGCTGTGGTTTGGACAAAGTAGTCGTCGATCCATTCGCGCTTTTTTGGCTTGTTGGTTTGCTTATGGTCCATAATAGCATCTTCGCTGCTGTGGACTCCGACCAAGTCTGTGGTGCCTGCATACAAGCCTGGGCAGTACAGTTGGACTTCGGTGCCCCATACCTCATTGCAATTGACTAAGCCTTGGCTGATAATGGTTTGTGCCATGTTATGGCTTTGAATACTATATGGGTTTGTGCCAGGTGTGCCAGCGTCCCCAGTTAGCACATAGTTTTCAAGCCATTTGTGCATACGAGTGCCACGGCTAGCAGCTTCGGTTGTGATCTCTTTGGCTTTTTGTTCGCCCACTGACTTTCGCCAATTTGCAAGAGCCTGTTTTGATTCTTCGGATTTGGTTCGATCTAAGATTGTAGTAACGCTAGGTACTCGAGATCCATCTGGTGTTTCATATAGACGACTTGCGCCGTCTATACGATTTAATGGTTGGTAGTTGTATTTGGGATTGAGTGTTATCATTGTTACTATTATACAACATGTGCATAATATAAGTCAATGATTACCAGGCGATAACCCACTGGAAAGTAGATTGGCTGGTTTGGTTTGTTTGGCGTTCGATCGTGTAGCCCAGATCCGAAAAGTATTGAATCACTTTTGCCATTTGAAGTCTTTTTTGTCTATCGTCATTGACACCTGACCAAGTATTGAAATACTCGGTTGCCAATGCATATCCGTCATCTGTTGGATTCTTTGCCATTGTGCTTGTGGTAGATATAACGATTTCTACTTCTCCATCATTGGCCGCTAAAATAATTTGTTCTTCTAAGTCACGAATCTCACGCAAAACATAAATGTCCTGCAATGACTTTAATCTTGCTTCGGCTGCTGTTAGCATTACTCTGCTCATAATCCTAAATCCTTACGTGCTTGCTTAACTGCATCTCGACCTACAGTTTCTTTATTTTGTTCTGCTTGATCCTGTGTGTCTGCTGTAGGAGTAGTGGATAACATAATCTTATCATTGCTAACGTCGGCAACCAACTCTGCGTTCTTTGCTTTAAACGTTGAAATTAGACCACGGATAGCATCAATTTGATTTGATGCACTAAATCCCATACGGTTAAGCCGTTGGACTAGTTCTTGCATAGGCAAGGTTGCTACGCCATCATTTTGACTCTTAATCAAGAGCATTTTAACAGCGTTGGCAAAACTTTGATCTACACTAGATAGTTCAAGCAATATCACTCTTCATCTCCCTGCCAGTTGGTTCGTTTTCTGGGCCTGCACTACTTGGGAAAATTGGGGCCGCACCAGGTGCTTCTTCGCCTGGGACAGCGGCTGGAACCATATCGCCTGGACTTGTCAAGCTGGTAATAGCAGAGTCTAGTGTGTCTTTGGTTTGCATTAGCATGTCAATAGCGCTTTCTAGCGCGCCTTTAACTGTTTGAACATACTGTTCACCTGCTCCATCACCAAAGCGAGCTTTGATTTGATCAACCAATGTAATCATGTCTTTGCCTAGCATATCTGCTACGTCTTCGATCATGCCTTGGAAGTCTTTGTTCATTGAACGAGCAGCAATAATAACTTCTGCTTGGTCAAGATCTGCATCATCCAATTCAGCTTCAAATAAAACTGGGTCTACGTTGGCCATTTCTTCGTACACTTCGCGTTGTAAAATTGCACGAGTGTATTCTGCACCACCACGGCTTGCTAATGTATCAATTTCAAATTGAACACGCTCTAGTTGTTCACGTAGCATACGTCCGCCTAGTGGCTTGACGTTAATGCTTTCTTTACGCAACGCACGGCGAGCAGCTTGTGCTGGGGTAGTTGTTGTTGTAATGTCATTAAATTTCATAATGTTCTCCAATACTTTATTTAGTGTTTTGGCTTGTTCATTTTGTTCATTCTAGCCACTCGACGACTGACTTGATTGAACTTTTTAGTTCTAAGGCTTCGCATTTTGAATCTAGTTTTGAATTTAGCTTTCAACCGATTAAATCTAATACGTTTTTTGATGTCAATGCGTTTGCTGCATGTACTTGCTGAACTAACAACTCGGCCTTTTTTACGTCCTACTGTACAGCGAACTTTACGGTTGATTCGCTTTCCAGATCGGGCCCATACTACTTTGGTTTCAACAACAATTTGCATTATTTTGGTAGGTGTGTAACCACATAACCCAGCATAGCCAGTAAACCTACCACAACTGTTGCAGTGGATGTTACCATGATTTTAAACTTTTCGTCTTTGGCGTTGCTTAGTAAGTTTTTGATTTCACTAAGGTTTTTCTGGTTTTCACTTTTAAAACTAGAAAAATCTCCATGGATTTGGTCTAAGCGATCTTCTACAAATCCTATCTTTTCTTCCAAACGTTTGTAACGCTCAGCACACAATTCTACGTGTAGCTCCAAGCTGGTTTGTTCGGTAATTGGTCTATCGTTTGCCATCTAAGCTAAATCCCGTAAAAAAACTCCCTGCCAGACTCTGGTCCGAAGGTAAAGTGATGAGTTAAAATGAGCCTGGATGAGTTGATTAGGGGTTTTGTTTATATAGTTGTATTTAGCCAGATTAGAAAGAATCGTGGCGTATGTAAAACGTATTTGTATCGGGCCCGGTGGTAATCAGCTTGCCGTCAAGTGTTGCTGTTTCATTTAGGCCAGTAATTGCAGTATTACCTACAGAGTCTGCTGTTAATGTTTCTTCTGTCATTTGTCCCACCCGTTCAGCGATCCACTTTAAACACCAAACACGATGCGTTCCGGTGATATTTTCCCCGAACAAACTGTCCGAGACATCCTGCTGATCAATGCAATCTACCCCTGCTAACAAAGGTTGTCCCCGGCTGGCAATAATGTTCATCAATGTAGCAAGATTGCTACGACTGCGGTTGCTCCCGGGGCCAATATCATATAAAGTCCAAGCTGTGAAAAACTCGGGATCAGATCCCATGTGTGCCCCGGGTACCATCCAAGATTTTTTATCTTCTCGTTTTTGCATTATTTTATCGAAGCAATTGAACGGCCAAGTGCATATCCTGCCAGGCCAGCAGCACCAACTTTAGCAACACTTTTTAAAAAGCTGTCACTGGACCTAGAACCGCTTATAGCACCTGCGCCTAATGCTGCAAGTTCTGCATTAGCAGCATCGGTTATTTCATAACCCTTGTTTCTACTCAATACATCTAGCACCGGCAATAACTCGCTGCGTTTACCTCTCGTGCGATAGTACTGTAGCAGTCTGGTAGTACACAATTCACGTTGTCGAGTGGAAAGATTTTCCCAGTCTGTGATCAGTCTGCGCAAGCTCTTGTAATTGCTAACATCAATGCCCATTTGGCCTTCTAAACGATACATGATTCTAATTGCAGTAACCCTATCCAGTGTACCATTAGCGATACCTGCCATGAACTGCTTTACTAATTTAGTGTTGGCACGTAGCTGTTGGGCTAGTACTAAATTCTGATCATGTGCTTTTAGCTGTTGGGCAGTGCCACCTGTTGGGTTAAACAGGATGTGCAAGCCTTGATATAAGTCTGTGCCGCTGATTCTTGGTGCAGTAAAGTTGCCAAACGCTAATGTACGCTGTGCGTAGTCTTTGGCAAAAGGTGCTGTTTCAAATTCCTTGCTTAACATATAAAGAGTCAGCATGTTTAGGAATACGCTGTCCACTGTGTCGCGCAATGTCAACTGACCAAGGTGCGTATTACGAAACATCTTGCTTTCATTGCAGTTTTCAAGGATGAAGCTAAAGCTGTTGTCTTGATTGTGTTCCATATTACTTGTCCTTGTCTTTCATGAACACAGGGCGGTTGACCAATTTGATCTTGCCGTGTGGTGTAGCTGAAACAAAGCCTTCGTGGCCTGCACCTGTTTGTACACTGCTGGTATCAGCACCAACGTGTTTGTCTAACTGGTCTTTGATCTTGTGCTTGATGACCGTAATACCAGCAACAATATCCCACGCTGTCTGGAATGAAGCCTTGAACTGATTGATATGTGCTTCTACGTTGACTTGTTTGTTGGCCGACAAACCGCTTGGACCCTTTAACCAGGCCATAAACTCATTGGCAACTGCTTGACCGTTTGTAATTTCCTGCCCCGATCTTGCTTTAAAATTAACAAAGCTCTTAAAGATGTCAGGTAAGTTAGAAATCTTTAACGCACCAATTGCAAAAGGATCTAACATGTCGTCAATCTTCGCGGCTGCTGGACTGTTAATAAGTGCCTGCACTCGTTTAATGTCTGCTGCAGGTAATTTAATAGTGTGTTCTTGTGTTAAGTTTGTTGACGGGCCAAATACTACTAGGCCCGGTACAGACTTAATGCCAACTGCATCTGGTGATGTTGGTGTAGGCTCTGCACTTGCTGATGCAGCTTCGTCTGCTGATTCATACATGCCGTGTACTGCAATACCGGTGCGGCTACGAACAATCTTCTTACCAATTTCACTGGTTTTATCAATGTGATATTCAACTTTGTTTGGTTGGAAATTTACAGTGTCATCATCAACGGTCAAGTCCTGTGCTTTCATCCACAGCATATCGCCTTGGAACATCTTGCCCGCTGTTTTAACAGGAGTTGCACGTTTTAACAAATCATACATGCCGCCAAAGTGTGCAGCATACTCGGCACGACCTGCTTGATCTGGGCGTCGATTATAAATCATAGCAGATACTTGTTCTGCACTTGCTGGACGACCGTCATACTTCTTGGCACCAATGCCGGCTTTGTCAGTGACAATAAATGTGGTCTTATCTAACCAACCAAAGATAACAGCAGGCGAGTTATGGACCAGATAATGTGATTGTTCTCCTACAATATAAAAATTACCAGTGGTAGTAGTTATATCGCATTGCAGCGTATTTTCGTAAGCTCTAACTGTTTTTACTTTCATCTTGTAATCTCTTTTTTAGTAATGGCAACAATAACTTTCTAAAATCTTGTTCGTTTAAGTGTCCTTTGATAGTATTTACTATTCTTAGACAAAAAGCTAAATTATCTAATTCACATGTTTGTTCAACTGACCATCCACGCAAAAAGCTTCAACTGATGATATCTTATGACTTATCCAATAAATATGATGTCTATACAGTCTTTATAGTTCCTTGACGTCATCATTGGCTGTTAAATCTTTTGCTTCTACCCATCCTCTGTTGGTAGTATATACTTCGTGATCTTTGGTTAGTCTAAGACAATCACCATTCTCTAGTATCACTTCTACCCAATCTTTTGCACCGTGTTTCTTTACTGCACATACCACTTCAGTCATTATATTGGTAGAATTATTAAGATCGTGCCCTAGTACAAATAACTGTTCGCCGTACTGTATTCTATCAATTACTTCCTCGATTCTTAATTCTCCCTTGTCTGTTTGTAATACGTGGTCAGGATGAATGCAGCCATCCCATTTAATGGTTGTTGTTTCGTGATGCGACTCGGCGGCATGTGTTAGTGCTGATAATGCACGTTGCGCACCTTCAATACCGTTTTCATCAAACATGATATCTTCGGGATGGTCAATACGAGCCTTGGCTTCGTTTAGCTTGCGCTTATGGTTTTGAGTTACTTCAAATATTTTCATGCTGTTTTATCGTGTTCGGCGCGGGCAGTATCATAAATTCTTTTCATGTCGGTCCCTGATAGTCCTGGGTTGGCAGCAAGAGCTTGGCGTACTGCTTCTTCACCAACTGAATGAGAATCTTCTAACGCTTTAAACTCTGGATTGTTTTCTGCTTGTGCAGCGGCTGCTGGACTAGCTTGCGCTGTTTGGTCGAAGTTCATACGGTCAATTGTACCCAATACACCTCTTGCCCATTGCTTGTAGATATCAAACGCTTTTGCCCTTGGTGGTTGTTCTGTTACTGCAATTTTCAACCAGGCATCAAAATGTGCTTGTATCAATGGTTCTACTTTGGCAACTACTGCATTAACCGCTGCTGAATCAACTTCAGGACTATGGCTCGATAGCAATCTAGTCAATGCTTGGGGGTTAACCAATTGAGGTACACTACTCAATAGCCCTTGCATTTGCTCTGTGGTAATATTTAGATATTTCTGTTGTATCCCAGTTGGCCCCATTGTCATGTTAATAGATACTAATTCTTCTAAGTTATCAGCTAACTCAACATTTGGTTTTAGTGTGTTGAGATCTGGACTATTTTGTATGAACAGAACTTTGTTAAGTGCAACACTTGCTGTTTTAAAATCTTCAAGGGCGGTTGGATCAACTTCTGTCGCATCTGCATCTTCTTGTGAAGTTTGAATAAAGACAACCGTCGCAGCTACAACCACGGAGATTGCATTAAGTGCTGGTTCTACTTCCATGCCAATGTTTGCAGTACCAGTACCGCCTAAGATTGCATCTAACATTAGCTTAATTTGATTATTGTCACCAACGTTGCTTGAAAGTAACAAACGTTCAATGTCAGCACGATTAGATTTGAGCGTTTGGCCAACCGTGCTA